ACGTTTATGCTTCTTAAGTACTAGGACATATCTGTCTCTAAATCTATAAAGATTTCCTACTTTAGACTTGTTTTTTTTAGCCATATATCACAAATAGTTTCTAATTTACCATTAAACAAACAATTCCAGTAAGAAACGCCGATACCTTCATAATAATGATCATAGTCTGAATGTACATAGTTTATAATAATACACCATGCATTTACATTTAAATATTCTTTCTTTTCTTCTCTATGGTAAAGAACTAAGTCTCCTACTTTAAATTTTTTAATCATGTCTTTGCAAAGTAATATCTTTTAAGTGTTGAGGGTGGCATCCTCCAGTAGTTCCATCTGGAAATAAACATAACCATGTTGGGTAATTTTTATTTATACATAAAGTTAGTACAGGAACATCAATATAGTATTTACTAAGATAGTCTGTAGGTTTATATAGACAAAGTCTTCCTTTTTTAAATTTAGGAATCATATTACGTATTTCTTTTGTTTACATGGATAATCTTTAAAACAGGAAATCTAAGAGAATATTCTCCTGACTGATTTTGAGATTCTTCAAAGTACTGAACTGTTATTTCTTTACCTAGAATCATGTCAGGATTTTCGTAATAATACTTTCTTTGATCTATTGAAAAGCCACTACCAACGCTAACCTTATTGTCTTTGTGTACTATAGATACTGAAGAGAGCATTTCTTCTTCTACTTCTTTGCCTTCTTTGATATACCTGAAGGGGCCTGTTTCAATATCAGTTACAATATATTCATCATCAAAAAAAGTTTTTACTTTTAAAATATCGTTTGATCTTTTTCCTTTATAAGTAGAGTTCTTTCGAAGCATTAACCCTTCCCACCCTTTTGATGCAGCTGTGCTTGCAAGAGCAGTTAGCTCATGAAAACAAGTAATAGGTAATTGCTCTAAAAAATCTATATATTTTAATTTTTTTCCTAACAAAAGATTTTGTAGCGCAAAAACTCTTTGAGAAAAAGTACCAGAAGAAGCTTCACCTCTTTTAAACATTTCAGAAGGTATAAAATCAAATATCTGAAATAATCCGTTTTTAATCACATGATCTTTTCTTCCTATCTCTTTCATTACTTTCTGAAAGTCTTCGTCTCCATTCTCGTCTACGATACACATTTCTCCATCATAAACAACGTTTTTGACACCTAAATCTTGAATTTCTTTTTCTACCAAGGATAACGTATGAAATTGTTTTCCTGCTCTGGAGAATGATTTTGCTTTTCCTTTTTCGTCCACCACAATAAGGCAGCGAACACCGTCGAGTTTTCTTGATACATACCAAACATCTTTCTTGAAGTCTACTTTCTTCTTTGTTTTTTCATCATATCTATTAGCTAATGCTACATTGAAAGTAGGTATCAAGTTAGGTACTGCTTTATTAATTAATTTTACAGAAGCTCTTACCTTAAGATTTCGATTAAGGATCAAATCCAACAAAGGTTTATATTCTGGGTTTTTAAAAATAAATCCGTTTACTTCTTCGAGTGCTTTATGTCCTGTAATAAGCCTTTCGTTTAAAGAATCAAGCAGCTCAAAAATAGTGCTAAATTTAGAATGTTTATTAACTAAATCACTTCTTTTTTCTATAAGTTTAGGTGTCACATAATATTGCATATAACTATTATATGTATAATACAAAATCTTTCTGATATCTCTATCAGCAACTCTTATAATATCAACTTTGTCGTTTGTTGATGTTGAAGAATTCATTTCAGTAATAAAACTGTTAAATTTTTCTATCATATTAATAAGCCTATAAAGTTTATTATAAAAATATAAACTAGCGTAAATAACAAAATTTCAAGTAAGCAAAAAAATACTAACACGTAAAGAAATAAAGAAAAATTAGATTTATATAGTTCTTCATTGTTTTGAGTTATATCGTATAATATTGCTATATTAAAAAGTACTATGAGAATAATACCAATGTAATATAACATAAATCAACTACTTTATATTGTTTAGATCTGCCTCAGCTGATATTGCTAAAGCTTCCAGAAACATTTTTGAGTTATAAGGAATTCTTTTATTATTCTTTCGACATCTATCGTAAACAGTCGCAACCCTCCTTAAAGCGTCTTTGGGCGAAGAAGACTCAAATACATAGTCTACAACACTCTTTTCATATTCACCAAGCCCATGTCTATCAATAGTAATCTTATAACGCATCATAATTTTTAATCCTTTAGTTTGTGTATTGCCTTGCAGCTGATTCTGCTTTTTGCGTATTATTGTACTTCCCAATATAAGTCCAGCCTTGCGACCACTTATTTTGTGCTTTATGATATAGTTTAACCTTGCTGTTTTCTTTAACAAGCTTAAATGTTTCCTTATTGAAATTATATAACATAATTCTCTCTTTTATAAAATAATTTACATGTTTATTACAACATCAGATGGGTCCTTATCAAATGGAAGCCCACAGTTTTTAGCTAATATATAACATCTTTTAAGTCTTCCTGATGGTTTAGGCTTTGCAGCACCCCCATCAGTCAGTATAAGATAGCCATCAAACTTTTTCTTATTTTTAATTGCATGTCTTGTAACAGCATTAAAACATGTGCCACCAGTCAATGTTCGGGTAATATTTGGATGTCGATTCTTCTTCCAAAGAATTCCATTTTTATCATCAACAGCTGAATCGAACTTATACAAGAAAAAGTCTGTATTTCTAGAAAGGTTATCTAATTCAGCATAAAATGCTGATAGTTCTTTATCAGACACAGATCCACTTTCATCAACATAAACTGCAATCATTGGTCGATAAATCTTTTTAGCGCCCGGATGTATTCCTGGGTATTTTCTATTTAGCTTTCGAATAGAAGATCTACGTTCGTCTTTCTTTGTAAAGCCACAAAATCGTTTGAGTAAAGATTGCCATTGAATTTTGTTAGACAACATTTTGTAAATCTGTGATCTTGTTTCAGCTGATACGGATCCCCAATTTCTGTTTTCAGCTTCAGCAGCTGCTTCTTTGACAATTTCTTTAATTTTGCCTTGCATCATTTCTTTTTCTTCGTTGGACATCTCATCCCAACCTTCATGATCATCAAAGCCTACACACATTGAAGCCTGTGAATTTTCAATAAAGTCTTTAACGCCAGGATCACTCATTAACTTTTCAAAATAATACTCAGAAGTTTTATTCTTAGGAAGGCTTGCAATTAACTTTGACAGCTTTTCAAAGTTATTAATTTCGTCATCAGACATATTTGATCTTTGATCATTACTAAGTGAAAGAGACTTGCCAGGAATTAAACCACCTTCTGGCAACTCATGTTCTGGAATAGTAGAATTGATTGCAAGATCTGCACCATAATTCCAAATAATGTGAGGATCTCTACGCCTTTCTGTCGTATGACCAAATACAAGATGCAGACACTCATGTTTAAGTAAACCTTGAACTTCTGAATGCGTGAGGCCGGCTAAAAACTCTCGATTCCAATATAGAGTAATATCTCCATCAATGCATGTAACACCAGCTGTAGGTATTTCTGTAGTTTCTACTTTATTTAAAGATCTGAGGATTCTACTATAAAAAGGCTCGTTCCAAAGAAACTTAACTAAGTGAGAAGTTAAGTCAAAGTTTTTAACTTCTCTTTCAGAAACATTTCTTTTTTTAAGCATGTTATTGTTATTATTGTTGTTTTTAGCCATTGCTATCTCCTTATTTATTCAGAAGGTCACTGTTATTATTAACAATCTCAACTACATATTGACCAATTTCTTTGTGAAACTTTTGAATTGATTCAATATTTTTACCTGCGGTAACCTTAGACCAGAAGTGGATCATCATCTCTTCAGAAATCATCTTGCCAAGCTTAGCAGCATTTTTTGCCTGTGTAACTGTCCAGTTGTTAGAAGTTGAATGCTCACCTAATCTTTCAATAAGAGAGTTAATTCTATCATTAGACATTGTCTTGAGCTTATGCTCACAATTTTTAAAGCTCTTAAGAAGCTCTTCAGGAGAAACTACGACTTCGTATTTCTTTACAAAATCAGCAAACTCTACAGCAGCTTCTTGACCGACAAAACCAATTGCTGTATTGAATATGTCAAAGGTCTTTCGATCTTCCATTAAGTTTACACCAATATACTTAAGTACTTCATCAAACCTAGCCCATGATGCTGGAGTTGGGAAAACGTTACCTGGCTTTACTTTTTCTAAATTGACAAACAAATGAGAAGATCTTGTTCTAAGAAACTCAATAATTAAATTGTCAACACTCTTAGACTTTGCCCAATTAATCCAGTCTTCTTTGGTAGGCTTGAGGTCAATGGTCCAAAATCTTCGTAAAAGAGCAGGATCCATTTCGTTAACATCATATTCATTGCCATGATTAATAGCAGCAAAAATACGTGTTTCAGGATGAATATTATAAGGCATACCGTTTTCATCATTACCTAACTGTCTATCCAATACTATTTGGAAAAAAGATTGTTGAACTGCAGGCAGACCTCGATTAAACTCATCAAGGAACAAGACAACAGGTTCATTGCAAGCTCTTACAAACCATGAAGGCATGCAAAAAGTCATAATACCTTTTTCTTTCATTCCTTCAATATCAGGATATCCTTGAACATCACCTTCAGACATAATCGAAGCACGAACATCAATAAGAGGTAACGATACTTCTTCTGAAATTTGTGATACAAGAGATGATTTTCCAACACCTGTACTAGCTCTCATAAGAACAGCATGATGTGGAGGAAGATTTTTAACGATTTTTAGAAAGCTTTTGATATTCAAAATAAATTGTCCTTTTATTAGGATTAATAATTAATGATTACTTTATATTATAATTTATATTTTTACTTTTTTACACTTGTGTGATTACAATTTGTATTGTATTAACAATATAACTACACTAAGTATTGTACAAAGTACAGTTTTTAACGTGAAAGGACTTTCGTGCATAAAAGAATATGCTAATACTGGATATACCAAATAAGAAAGCCCAAAGAAAATAAATCTTGCTGTCCAAACAGAACCACTATTACTATTAACAAAGTAGGTCCACGAGTAAAAGTAAAGGTAAGATATCGGTATACTCATTGTAAGTATAAGTATATGTGATTTATCTTTGAAATATGGATTAATAAACTGTAAGTTGTGTTGAAAAAATACGCATGAAGAACCTATTATATA